GGTACATCGAGGATGGCCGCCCAGCGGCAGATACGCCCTATGGTGCTGTGAAGTTTTGGGCTCCGCTGCTGGAGCCGCCGGAGGTAGCGAAATGAAAATCATCACAGTTGAGCACGAGGTTTCGCCGGAACACGGAAAATGCACATTCAGCGGGGACTATTACGGAAAAGATGTGTGCAAGTACCATGCGCTTCGCACTCAAACCCACGGACGCAAGGCTCCGCCAGAATACAGAAAGCCCAAATGCTTGCTGTTCGATTGCTGGCTTGAGCAGCCGTACAAGAAATGCGAGGCTTGCCGAAAAGCCTGCGAGGAGGGCGAGTATGACAAACGGTGATTTTATCCGCTCCATGACGGACGAGGACATCACGGAGAACCTGACACCGGGCATATGCGACCTTATTCAGCATCGTGATCCGGAGCGTTGCCAGACCCGCGAGCACTGTTTCCACTGCGTCAAGGACTGGCTGAAAGAAGAAAACAAAATCATGGTGAGGGCTGACTAATGGAAAATCTGATTGACTTTTCCGACCCGATTCTCCGGTTGGTGCTGCCGATTCTCCTGAAAGACCAGACCACCGGGAAGAATATCATCTGGGCAACAGACCCGCCACCCAAGGTGGACTGCGGACCAATGGGCGAAATCACGATAGAGCAGCTTGACAGAATTAAGCTGATGCCCCGCGTCCAGAAGCGGCTATCCGAGCAGAAAAAGCGCACAAGAGGCAAGGCCGAGGTTTTTACCCCGCTGTGGGTGGTCAAAAAGATGGCCGACCACGCCGAGCAGGAACTGAACAAAGGCAACTGGGAGCAGTTTGTACATGAGCGGTGTTTGGAGATCACCTGCGGGGAGGCTCCGTTCCTCACCAGCAGATATGACCCAACCACAGGAGAGCCTGTCGCAATCCCTGACCGCGTTGGCATTCTGGACAGAAAGCTAAGGGCGATTCAGGAGAACGCAAACCACAAATTCCAGTGGAAAGCACTTGTGTCAAGCGCATATCAGTCGGTTTACGGATATGAGTACCAGGGCGACAATCTGCTCTTGGCGAGGGTGAATCTGTTCTTGACATTCACCGAAAACTGGATTGAAAAGCTGGGATTTCCAATAAGCGCAAGCTGGGCCATAGCGGTTGCAACAAGGATCTCATGGAACATCTGGCAGATGGACGGGTTGAAAGATACCGTGCCCGGCACTGATACCCTCTGCCTGATTTACGACTGGGAGAAAAACGAGGAAGTGACATTCCGACAGATAAAGGAGGAAAGCGATAATGTCTGACAAGGAAATCTCAGAACTGAACCTGAAAAGTGCCGAACACTACGGTTTGCAGCTCCAGATGAACCACTTCACGGAGGAACTGGCAGAGTTGATTCAGGCAGTTGCAGAGTGCGACCCTGCACATATCGCCGAGGAGATTGCTGATGTCGAAATTATGGTCGAGCAGGTGGAACACCTGCTGCCGCTCAACATCGATTTCATCAACTTATGGGTTGAAATTTTTGAACCGGACGAGGATATTCTGCCCTGCATCTGGTACTTGTCGAATCCGATTAAGAGCATCAACAAGCTGCGCCGTGCAGATTTGGAAGCATCCAAGAGCGAGCGCGATGCCGCGAAGCACTCCCTCGAACTCGCCATCGGAGATCTTGTTTCCTATCTGTATTGGCTGGTCGAGCGGTTTGAAATTTCATACGAGGAAATCCGGGAAATCAAATCCTACAAGGTGCAGCGCACCCGTGACCGCATTGCGCAGGAGGCCGCCGATGGTAAAACCTGAACCGTGGGAAAACCCGATGCTGGACACCATGTGGAGTTTTATGCAGATGGGCGGGCTGAAAGCCAATTACCCGGTGCTCAAAGAAGCCTGCATGGAACTGCGCCAGATGCTGATGCAGAAAACCGCCGGGCAGCGTAAGGATAGACCGAAAGACCTGTCGTGGGAAAACCTTGAGCGGGTCAAGGTGACCATCATCTGCGAAGCCATGGCTCTGGTGCTGTCGGGCGAATACGAAGGAGGAACCGATGACCGTGTACAGAGCAATTTATAAATGCCGCCTTTGCGGAAAAGAATTCTGTCACTCCGGAACAGACGACAAGGACACGGCGGCCACGGCCACTATGTATACAGTCCTCGAATCTTCTGGCATCACCCCGCAGTTTGAATCTCCAAACGCGCCAACACAGTTTGAATTTCACAGCTGCAAGGACGGAAGCTACGGGATGGGTGATTTCTTGGGCATGAGAAAAACGGAAAAGGACGATGAAAATGAAGTACCGCATTGAGGTTTCGGAAGAGCAGCTGCGCGTCATCGGGCTGGCTGTGGACGAATACATGAGGCTACGCATGGGGCAGTTCGATGATTTGGCTGAAGATCTGGCGTATGACGGCATACCCCGCGTCAAAGCTCTCACTGGAAAGTACACTTACGATGCCGCTCTTCAAAAGCGGTGTAGCAACATCAAGAATTTGTTTGATGCCGCCTACAAAATGGCTTTCCCGCCGCGTGGCTACCGTGGACGGCAGCATGATTCATGGGGAACGTGCATTGACCTCGTCCACGCCATCGAGCACCAGCAGTGGCTTGATGCACCAGAGGATAAAAAAGAGGCACCCGGCACCACATATCGCTCTCATGGGCCTGTCCCTCTGGGCCGGGAACCGTACCCGAAAATCGAGAGGGTGGACGAATGAACTGTATGTCTTGTGCGCATTACATTCCTCTCGACCCGCCCATCTGGCGCATCGATTCGCACGGCCAGACCTACAAGGTGCCGGGATTGTGCAAAATTGGAGCGGACCACATAATTTCTGGGATTCCTGTCTATCTTCCAACGGCAAAATGTGATAAAATAACAGAAGCACCGTTGCAAAACGGCAGCTGAATTATGACGGAGGTAGGCTGTGACATTACAGGAATTGTCCAAGTATTATGACATTCAGATGACCCTCGAAAAAGACCGTGAGGCCTTGGAGAATCTTCGGCAGAAAATCAATCCTGCCTCCCCACAGCTGACGGGTATGCCGCATACGCCCGGTGTTCGGGACAAGGTGGCAGATCTGGCTGTGGAACTGGCTGACATGGATGAGCGTGTCCGCTGGTTGGAGGAACAGGCAGCGGAAGAAAAGCCCAAGGTCGAGGCGTACTGCAAGAGCATCATGGATGCCCGGCTTTATCTGATCTTCCGGCTGCGGTTTGTCCGCTGCTACTCGTGGGCAGAAGTCGCTGGAGCACTCGGAAAGTGCTACACGGAAGCCGGGGTCAGCCGGATGGCCTACAACTACCTCGAATCACATTGACCGATAAGCCCTGCATTTGCGGGGCTTTTTATTTTTGCCCGAAAACTCAAACTCAACCTAAAATTTTCATAAAATACGGCCAAATATAGAAATGAGTTTTACATTTTGGCCGCCAAAAGTTAAATTCAAACTGAAAATATCAAAAATCAATGCAGATTGTTTCACACGGTGATGGACGGTGTAGGACGGTTTCACACGGCGTGTAATGCCGTACAATAAACAAGAACAAACAGCAACGAAGAAGAACGAAAATCAACGAGCAGCAACGACCAGCAACGCTTTGATATGGATTCAGATGACAACGGATGCTCCCGGTGATATGATTAGGATGCAAAATCCGAATCAAGCCAAGCGGTGCCTGCCAGAAATGGCGGGTGCCGCTATTTTTATACCTGAAAGGAGGATTCCGAGCCGCACGCTGCTCTCCTTTGCGTGTGGCATTACCGCAGCACCCCCGAAAAGCCGAGGTGCTGCAAGCTGGACATTTCGCCGTGCCCGGCCGCAAAGAAGGAGATTTTTCCATGTATCAGAAAATCAAGGCAAAATTCAAGGCAAACCCCACTATTTTCTACGCCTGCTCCATTGTTGCATCGTGGGCAGGAGTGGGCAGTCTGATGAACTTCCGCACGCTGGCCATCAACAACGGCGCAGCGGCGGCTATCATCTGGGCGGTGTTCAATTCGCTGGCCTGCATCCTGTTCGGTTTGTTCGCGGAATATATCCCGACAGTCCGGCGGCTGATGCAGAGCAAGGTGATATTTTACTTCATCGGCTTCCTGACCGTGTTCCAGACGTGGACGCAGATGTCCGGCATCTATGAGATCTTCGGCGACACACCCATCGGAACCACCGGAGGCACACTTATTGTGTACGGCACCTGCATCGTCTTTCTGCTGTTGCTGCTCAAAGACGGCATGATTCGCAACGTGCTGTCGGATGGGTTTTCGTGGGTGGTGGTTTATGGCCTGCTGGCCGTTGTTGTCGTTGCTGCTCTGGTCTACACTCGCGGCAATTTCGTCAACATCGACCCCGGCCTGAACGCTGCCGGCATCCAGACAGGGCTCTACAAGGGCTTTCTGCTGCTGCCCGGTCCGTTCACCTATCCGTATTACTACTCCCTGTTCTCCTACAACGACAAGAACAGCGATGGCACCCGGCGCGGAAACATGAAGATGTCCTTTGTCCTTGCTGGCGTGATGTTCGGCATCTACATGGTGCTGGCCGCGCTGCTCACATGGGTCAATTTCAGCCCGCTGCTGAACACTATGAAGGCTATCCTTATCACCATCATCGCCCTGTCCTCTCTGTCCACCTACCTCTATTCGGAGTATCTGGTGTTCGGTGACACCATGGGCTTCATTCTGGACGTTATCACTGTGTGCTCGTGGCAGATCGTGATTCCGCTGGGTGTCATGGGCATCTGGACGCTGATGAGCGAGATCCGGCTCTATATCATCATTGCTGTGCTGCTGGCCTCGGTCGTGCTGCACCTCGTTTCTGACCGAAAGGAGGATGCACGATGAACATCACGGTAAAGAAACTGGCAGAGCTACATAAGCCCGCCCACAACATCCGCCGGCACTCCGATAAGCAGATCACCGAGTACATCCGCAGCATTGAGATGTTCGGACAGGTGAAGCCGCTGGTCGTTGCCGAGGATGGCGAAATCATTGCCGGTAACGGTCTGTACGAAGCCCTGCTCCGCATGGGTCGGGATACCTGCGACTGTTATGTGATGGCCGGGCTGACCGATGTGCAGAAGAAAAAGCTGATGATGGCCGACAACAAGGTCTATGAACTCGGCTTTACCGATGTGGATGCCATCGAAGAACTGGTCAAAGAACTGGATGGCGATGTGGACGTTCCGGGCTGGGATGCTGACCTGCTGGAAATGCTGAACAGCACCACGGACGAAGCCGATGAAGCGATTGGCTCCTACGGCGATTTCCCGGAAAACGAGATTGCGCCCATCAACCGCCATCAGGCAAAGGAACACGTTCCGTATGCCGAAACCCCGACCTACCCGGTGGCTCCCGCCCCGCAGCCTGCTCCTGCCGTCTCCGCTGTCCCGCAGCAGCCCTCCCCGGTGCTGGAGGTGTCTACACCTTCCGAACCGCAAACCGCCGCTCCAGAGGCGGACAGCGACGCGGAGCAGCACAGATGCATCCGTTGCCCGAAGTGTGGTGAACTGATATGCCTGTGAAAGTAGTGGAGAGCAGCATGAACGTGCTGCAGGCGGCGAAGATCCGCATCCGCAACGTGTTCGCCAACGGCTGCAAAATTTATCTGTCGTTTTCCTCCGGCAAGGACAGCCTGTGCATGGCCAACCTCGTGTATGAGATGATTCTCTCCGGCGAACTCGACCCCAAGCAGCTGACGGTGACGTTCATTGACGAGGAAGGGCTTTACCCCTCCATGGTAGAAGCTGCACACCGCTGGCGGCGCAACTTCCTGTCTGTCGGCGCAAAATTCTTATGGTTTTGCTTGCCGTTCAAACAGGTGTCCGTAATCGACCATCTTTCCAGTTCCGAATCGTGGATAACGTGGGAACCGGGTAAAGAGGATGTGTGGATGCGGAAACCGCCTGATTTTGCCATCATGTACAGCCCGTATCTCCACTATGCCGGAGAAATGAACTATCAGACGTTCTGCTCCAAGGCGTTCTCCGACGGCATCCAGCTTGTCGGCCTGCGCACCGCAGAGAGCCTGACCCGCTTAAAGTGCATCGCCAACACCAAGATGGAACGCATCACTCGCGGCGGCAAGTTCTATCCCATATACGATTGGGCTGATTCCGATGTCTGGCTCTACATCAAAGAGCGAAACCTTGAATTCCCTGAAATCTATATGAGGCTCTATGAGGCGGGTGTCCGAAAGAACGCCCTCCGGCTGTGCGCATTCTTCGGTGACTGCGGCACACAGGGCCTGCGCTGGATAGCTGAAACGGACAACGACCTGTGGGAGCGCATCCAGCGGCGAGAACCCAATGCCTACCTCGTTCTGCTCTACTGGGATTCTGAAATGTTCCGGCGCACCACCCGCAAGCGTGGCGAACTGGAAGAAGAATCCGAGAAGAAGGACTACAAAGCCCTCTGCAAAGACCTGCTGTTCCTCCACCCGGAGAAGTACACCATCGCCAAGGACACTAAGTCGCACCTCGACCATTGGCGCGGACTGTTCATCAAGACGTATGGTATCGCCGAGGAGAAGCACTACAAGACCATGTATGAGGGGCTGCTGTACGGAGATCCCAAGATGCGTATCCTGCGCATTCTCTGGACCACCATCTACAACGACCACAACGCCCGCATCAAGGAGGAGCAGAACCATGGAAAGAATTGACGTATTCGCACCGCTGGCATCCCTCCAGTGGGTAGACCGCAACACCATCCACGCCAACGACTACAACCCCAACAAGGTCAGCGAGGAGAACCTGAAGCTGCTGGTGCAGTCCATCTTGACCAACGGCTGGACGTTGCCCATCGTGGTACGCCCGGACGGAACCATCATTGATGGATTCCACCGCTGGACGGTATCAGGCCGTGAACCACTGCTGTCCCTGCTGGGCGGCAAGGTGCCTGTCGTAGTCGTAGACCATCACGGTGACGAGAGTGCCGACGTATACGGCACCATCACCCACAACCGCGCCCGCGGCACACACCTGCTCGACCCCATGAAAGCCATCGTGAAGAAACTCATGGACGAGGGCAAGACCGTGGACGAGATCGGCAAGCAGCTGGGCATGAAGCCCGAAGAAATCTTCCGTCTGTCCGGCTTCACCAAAGACGAGTTCCTGAACATGATGACCAAAGACCATCCGACATACTCTAAGGCCAAGGTCATCCGCAGCATCTGAGAGAGGAGCGTATCACAATGACTGTCGTAGACATCTACGTTGATAAGCCTGTACCTGTGCAGGACATGGAGTTCACCTTCGTGTATGACCCTGCAATGGTTGAAGCTGCGCTCCACCCGCCCGACAGTGGGCAGGAGCAGCCGTTCGGTGCTGAAAAGGTACTGTGACGGGGGTACCCTACCATGAGCGGGCTCGTCGACCCCGAAATCGTGCTAGTTAGTAAGGGAAAAATTAGCCATTTCGTTACGCTTTGTATAACGAATTTCAAGGAATTTTCCAGATAGTTTTACCAGAAAAGGAGGTGGTTTCGGGATGCCTACAAAAGAAAGACTTGCTGACAGAAACGTGACCACCACCGAACTGGCTCTGATACTGGGAATCACAGGCCGCAGAGTGCAGCAGTTGACACAGGATGGTGTGCTTACCACAGTCAGCCGGGGCAAGTTCGTCTTGTCTGATGCCGTGCAAGCCTACATCGGCAGCATCTCCCGTGGCGGACTGACCAAGGAAGAAGCGGAGGAGGCCAAGAAGATTGAGCGGGTCAAGGCCAAGGCTGAGGCCACACTCAAGACCAGCAAGGCCAAAATCGCACAGGCAGAAGCCAAGGAACTGTCCGGGCAGATGCACCGCAGCGAGGACGTTGCTGCCATGACCGCCGAACTTATCTACACCATCCGGGGTGCGCTGATGGCATTGCCCAGCCGGGTGGCCATCAATGCTGCTGCTCTATCTGACCCTGCTGAGGTCGCAGAGTATATGCGCGGCGAGGTCAATCAGATTGCGGAGGAAATCGCCCAGTTCCGCTATGACCCGGCCAAGTATGAGGCTCGCGTCCGGGAACGTCGGTCGTGGACTGAAAAACTGGGCGGTGACGAGGATGAGTGACAATGCCGCAGTAGACCGCCTGAATGCTCTGGTGTCGAAGCTGGTAGCAGCTATTCGCCCGCCGCCCAACGTGACGGTCAGCGAGTGGGCAGCAAAAAACCGCGTCCTGTCCCCGGAAGCATCTGCTGAACAAGGCCGCTGGCGCAACAGCAGAACGCCCTATCTGGTGGAAATCATGGACGCATACTCTGACCCTCGCGTCCATCACATCGTTGTCGTTGCGTCTTCGCAGGTCGGCAAGAGCGAGTTTGAGAACAATGTCATCGGCAGAACGATTGACGTTGACCCCGGCTCCATCCTGTTCATCCATCCGCAGATGACGGATGCCAAGGAGTACAGCAAGCTGCGTATCGCTCCCATGATACGAGATTGCCCTACGCTGCGGGCCAAGGTTGCGGAAGCCAAGAGCCGGGACAGCGGCAACACCATTCTGCAAAAGAGTTACCCCGGCGGAATCCTGACCATGTGCGGCTCCACCGAGGCGCACGCTCTGGCATCGAAACCCATCCGCTATGTGCTGGGCGATGAACGTGACCGCTGGGCTACGAGTGCCGGCACCGAGGGCGACCCTTGGGAACTGGCAATGGCCAGACAGACCACGTTCTACAACGCCAAGGCGGTGGAGGTCAGCACCCCCACCATCAAGGGGCACAGTGCCATCGCCAAGTCCTACGTCAAAGGCACAATGGAACGCTGGGTATCCCAGTGCCCACACTGCAAAGGATTCCACGAACTGCGCTGGGAAGATATTCGATACGATTATGACACCATCGAGACCCACGGCGAGAAAACCTACAAGGTCAAGGATGTGTGGTATCTCTGCCCGGAGTGCGGCTGCATTTCGGACGAGGTGACCATGAAGCGGGCTCCGGCTCACTGGCAGGCCGAAAACCCAGCAGCCTACGAGAACGGCATCCGCAGCTTCTGGCTGAACAGTTTTGTCAGCCAATGGGCTGCATGGAAAGACACCGTGCTGAAATACCTGAACGCCTTGGGCGATACCAAGAAGATGCAGGTTGTCTACAACACCCGCCTTGGGCTGCTGTGGGAAGACCGCGGCGATGTGCAGGACGAAGACACCATGCTTGGTCGCAGGGAGGAATACCCTGCGGAACTGCCAGAGGGCGTTCTGGTGCTGACTGCCGGAGTCGATACCCAAGATGACCGCATGGAGTACGAGATCGTGGGGTTCGGCCACTTCGGGGAAACATGGGGCATCGAAAAGGGCATCGTCAGCGGCCGACCTGACAGCGATGAAGTCTGGCAGCAGCTGGACGAACTGGTGTTTGACCGCAAGCTGAAATTCGCCGATGGCGTGGAACTGCCTGTGTCCATCAAATTCGTGGACGAGGGCGGTCATTTCACCCAAGAAATACGCCAGCGGTGCCATGACCGCATAGGCAAAAAGGTTTTCTGCATCAAGGGCTTCCCCGGATCTGACAAGCCGTTTACCAGTCCACCGAAGCAGCAGAAAATCACGGTGCAGAACCGCTACATCGGGATGTGCTGGCAGTACCAGCTGGGCGTTGACTCCGGCAAGCAAATTATCATGGATGATTTGAAAGTGCAGGAGCCGGGCGCCCGGTACTGCCATTTCCCGCGCCGGGACGATTACGGACTTGGCTATTTCAACGGCCTGCTGTCTGAGCATTTGGTTTACAAGGATGGCCACCGCAATCCGTGGCAGTGGGAGAAAATCTCCGGCCATGAGCGCAACGAGCCGTTGGATTGTAGAAACTATGCTCTGGCGGCTTTCAAGGTGCTGCCGAAAGACCTCGATGCCATTGACCGCAGGCTGAAACAGCTGCGAGGCAAGGCGGTCGATACCCCGGCAGCAGTAAATATTCAACAACCCATCTCCCGCTCCCAGCCAACCGGCAGGAAGCGGGAGAAACTTTTAGATGACTGGTGAGGTGTGAGATATGGATACCGTGACCATCAAAAAGCGGCTGGAGTTCCACACGCAGCGGCTTGATGACCTGTATGTGGCCTACCACAAGCTACTCTCCGGCGGCGTGAAAAGCTACCGTCTGGATGACCGGGAACTTACACGCCTCGACCTCGGCAAACTCAGTGATGAAATCAAAGAGGCCGAGGAAAAAGTCGATGAGCTGACCGCGCTGCTGAATGGACAGGGTGCCCGCAAGGCATTCGGCGTTATTCCGCGCGATTGGTGATTTTTTAGGGTGACAGCCCATCTGGGCTTTTGCCGCGGGCTGGCTGCTTTTTACTCCTTTCCCCAGCCAGCCCGCTTAGTTTGAAATTTACGGAGGCGATTACTTTTGAGCGTCAGATACCGCGTCACTGCTGCACCGCAAGCCAGCGGATACAGCGAAGCGGGCGCATCCTACAAGCGGCGCGCGCTGCGGGCATTCTTCCCCAACAGCAACTCGCCGAGCAGCGATATACACGACAATGCCGACACCCTGCGGCAGCGCAGCCGGATGCTCTACATGAGCGCACCGATTGCCACGAGTGCCATCAACACAAACCGTACCAAGGTGGTCGGCACTGGCCTGACCCTGAAAGCTACTGTTGACAGGGATGTGCTGGGGCTTTCCCCGGAAGCCGCAAAGGACTGGCAGACCAAGACAGAGGCAGAGTTCCGACTGTGGGCAGAGAACCGTCGCAGCTGTGATGCCATGGGGCTGAACAACTTCTACGGTTTGCAGCAGCTGGCCTTGAAAAGCTGGCTCATGAGCGGCGATGTGTTCGCCGTGGTGAAAATCCGCAACCCGGACAAGCTGCATCCCTATGGCCTGCGGCTGCATCTGGTGGAGGCCGACCGAGTGTCCACCCCGGACAAGTGCGGCGGTCTGCTGGATGGTCTGGGCTACACTGAGGGCAAGAATCCCAGCAACGACAATAAAATCTATGACGGCGTGGAAGTGGACAGCAGCGGCGCAATCGTGGCCTACTGGGTGCGCAACACCTACCCGCACGAGTGGAAGAGCGATACGACCACATGGCAGCGGGTGGAAGCGGTTGGCGCAAAGACCGGGCTGCCCCAGATCCTGCACATCATGGAATCGGAACGCCCTGACCAGTACCGCGGCGTTCCGCTCATTGCACCCATCATCGAACCGCTGCTCCAGCTGCGCAGATACACTGAATCGGAACTGATTGCTGCGCTGGTTCAGAGCTATTTCACCGCGTGGATCGTAAGCAATACAGCCAAGAGCGGTATTCCGTTCAGCGAGGTGGGCGGCGGCGACCTGAACGGCGTTCCGGTGGATAATCCGCAGACCGACAATGCCAGCCACAGCGAGAATGAATACGAGATGGGACCCGGTCAGGTGTTCCACCTCGGCAAGGACGAGGATATCAAGTTCGGCAGCCCGAATGTTCCGACCGCTGGCTTCGATACGTTCGTCAAAACGCTGTGCAAACTGATGGGCGGCGCCATTGAGATGCCGTATGAGCTGCTACTGAAAGAGTTCAACGCCAGCTATTCGGCAAGCCGTGCCGCCCTGCTGGAGGCGTGGGAGGCGTTCAAGATGCGCCGCACATGGCTGGTGGACAGCTTCTGCCAGCCTGCGTATGAAATCTGGCTGGCGGAGGCCGTAGCCCGTGGGCGAGTAATCGCTCCGGGCTTTTTTGATGACCCGTTGCTCCGTGCAGCGTGGTGCGGTGCCCGCTGGATTGGCCCTGTGCAGGGCAGTCTTGACCCGCAGAAAGAGGTCGAGGCAGCAATCCTCCAGACCCACCACGGTTTCCGCACCCATGAGCAGGTCACCCGCGAGATGGGTGGCGGCGACTGGGAAGAAAACGCCGAACAGCTGGCTCGTGAAAACGAGATGCTGAAAGCCGCTGGCAGTGAGGGCGTAATCGAGACCACCGCCAGCATTACGACACAGGGAGGTAAGCAAAATGCCCAAACCGAATAACGCACCGCAGGTGAACATCCTGCGGCCTTGTTACGCAATGGCCAGCACTGACGGCCAGACCGCAGATATCACCATGTATGGCGAAATCGTGGAAACGCAGCCTATCGACTGGTGGACTGACGAACCGATTCCGGGGCAGTACATCATCGAGAGTGAGTTCCTGTCAGACTTGCAGCAGGTCGAAAACTGCCCGCAGATCACCATCCGCATGGACAGTCTGGGCGGCGATGCTGGCGTTTCCATCCTGATTCACAACAGGCTGCGCGAACTGGCCGCCAAGGGCACGAAGCTGACCTGCATTGTGGACGGTGTGGCCATGTCTGGCGGTAGTCTTATCATGTGCGCCTGCGATACGGTCAAGGTGAATCCGTCCAGCCTTGTGATGATTCACAAGTGCTGGACTCCCATTCGAGGTGCACTCAATGCTGACGAACTTCGCAAGGCCGCGGAAGCCAATGACGCATGGGATAAGAGCCAGGTCGCCATCTACAAACGGAAGACTGGCCTGTCAGAAACCGTGCTGCTGCACATGATGGGCGATACCACCTACATGACGGGCAAGGAAGCCATCGACAAAGGCTTTGCCAATGAGCTGCTGGATGATGCTGAGCCTGTGGCGATTTCCGCAAGCGCAGACCGCCAGACCATCTACGCAAAGGGCCACGCCCTGCGCCTGATGCCGGGCGTAAAGCTGCCCGACAACATTCCTACGGCTAAAGCGGCTGCACCTGCTGCCGCTGCTGCAAATACACCGGCGGCACCCGCCGCCCAGTCCAACGAAGGAGGACAATCCACTATGGCAAACAATGCAAATCCCGCCCCTGCAACCACCGCAGCGGAGAACCCGCAGGCCGCAGTTGACGCAGCTGTGATCGCAGAGCGCAACCGTCTGGCCGAAATCGATTCGGTGGCAAGCCTGTTTGACCCTGCTCTGGTGCAGGAGGCAAAGTACGGTGAGACCGCCTGCGATGCTCGCGAGCTGGCATTCCGCGCCGCCAAGGCAGCTGCCGAGCAGGGCCATGAGTTCCTGAAGAGTTTGGCAGCGGACAACGCCGCATCTGGTGCACAGAACGTGGAGGCTGTTCCTGGCGCGTCTGCATCCGGCAGCCCGGAATCTCTGCCCGATGCAAAGGGCAACGTGCCCAAGACGCAGGCCGAGCGCATGGCTGCTGCCGAAGCAGCCGTCGCCGAACTGCTCGACGATGACAAGAAGTGAGGAGGAACACTACTATGAGCGAACTGAGCAAATCTCTCGGCAGCATGGAGTATGACGGCCTGATTGCCGACATCAACCCCAAGCTGGTTGTCAGCGGCGGCACCATCCGCAAGCTGGGCACTGCTGGCACCATCAAGCGCGGCACCATCCTGGCGAAGTCCAGCGGCACTGCTGGCGATAACAAGCTGGTCGTGCTGGGCACCGCTGCTGCCAGTAATGAGGTGCTTACCGCCTACTGCATCCTGTGTGATGATGTGGACGTTGGCACTGCTGACGATGTGACCGCCCCGGTGTACCTGATGGGCTGCTTCAACTCCAACAAGGTTACCGTGGCCGACAGCTACACCATGACCGAGACCGACAAGGATGCCCTGCGCAACGGTGGCATCGTCTTCAAGGCCGCTGCACCCGCACTGTAAGGAGGATATAACAATGCCTGCTGAACTGAATTTCTTTGACACCTATACCCTGATGGCCGTGCAGAAGCGCATTGTGCCCAAGCAGACTTTTTTCCGTGACCGCTACTTTCCCACGGAGGAGGGCGACATCTTCAGCTCCAACAAGGTGCTGACCGAGTACATGGACGGCGACCGCAAGATGGCAGCCTTTGTGTCGCCTCGTGTCGGCGCAATCCCGATGGAGCGCATGGGCTACGAGATCCACGAGTTTGAGCCTGCGTCCATCGGTGTGAGCCGTCCTCTGACCTCTGATGACCTGACGAAGCGTGGCTTCGGCGAGGCCATCTATGCCAACAGCACCCCTGCCCAGCGTGCCGCAAAACTGGTCCAGAACGATCTGGCTGACATGGATGGCCGTATTATCCGCACCGAGGAGTGGATGTGTGCACAGACCATGCTGGACAACGGATGCGTCATGCAGGAGATGCTCGACAACGTGACCAAGGGCGAGGCAAAGGTCGTGAATTTCTACAATCCCGGCCACGAGAACGACCACATCTACACTGCCGCCCACAAGTGGAACGAGGAAGGTGGCAATTTCTTTGGCGACGTTCCGGCTATGTGCCGGCTGCTGTCCAAGCGTGGTCTGCGCGCTGCCGACCTGCTGCTGGGTGCTGATGTTTATGACGCAGTGATGAATCTCGAAAAGGTTCAGCGTCTGCTGGATAAGAATTCCGGCATCATCATCGGCCAGATTGAGCAGCAGCTGAGCGCATACGACGGTGTTGTCTACGGTGGCACCCTCAACTTCCGCGGCTACAAGTTGAATCTGATTTCTGTTGATGAAACCTATGTGGATTCCACCGACAAGGAGCAGCGTTACTTCCCGAAGACCGATGCCGTGGTTACGGCTCCCGGCTGCGGCCATCTGATGTATGGCGCTATCACTCAGATCAACTACGGCGACACCATCCAGTCCACCATTTCTGGCCGCCGTGTTCCGAAGTTCAGCATCGATCAGGAAAACGACACTCGCAAGACCGCCCTGAAGTCTCGTCCTCTGGCTGCACCCAAGAACTACATTCCGTGGATTCGCGCCAAGAACATGGTCGGCTAAGTCCGACCTGAAAGGAGTACACCGATGATTGTTGAAATTCTTTGCGGTGGCTACGGCTGCCCCACCAAGACTGGCGTTCACACTGTTGCGCATGGCGAGCGGTGTGAGGTCAGCGATGCCGAAGCAGCCCGCCTTATCGGGCTGGGTGTGGCGAAATACGCGTTTTCTGCGCCCACTGCCCCGGAAACCGCCCCTGCGGAGGCTCCGGCAGTTGCGGAAGGTAACGACACCCCCGCAGCCGAAACCTCGCAGAACGGCTCTGAGGTGGCACACCTCGACCCCGACCAGCTGCACGACATGACCGTCGCCAACCTGAAAAAGCTGGCAGCGGATATGGGCATCGACACTAAGCAGCTCAAGACCAAGGATGCACTCATTCAGGCTATCTGCGCCGAGGACGTTGTGCCCGGTGACGAGTGCGCCGATGGTCCTGAACTGGCAGCTGCGATGCCCACGACGTGAGTGCCTTTAAGGACGCTGTGCAGGAAGACCTGAACAGCGTCTTTCTGAATCTGGACGAGTTCGCCGAAACGCACACGGTCTACTATGATGGAGAGGAATACCCTGACGTTCCTCTGGCTCTGACAGGCCTCTCCGAAAAGGAACGTGTACGCCAGACCATCAGTGACCATGCGCAGGGTCTGTACCGGGTCAGCCGGGTGCTGCACTGCGATATTGCAGCCCTCGGCGGGAAACAGCCGGAGAAGGACTGCAAGCTGGGCATTGACGAGGACGGATTCGTCCGAAACTACTATGTGGCATCCTCTGTCTGCGAGATGGGGATGCTGCGGGTGGAACTGGAGGCGATTGACGAATGAGTGATGTGACAACGGACACCATGATGCACAGCGTAGCTGCTGGCATTACCGTTGACATTGCAGAGGAAGGATTTGACCGTGTGTCTGCCCTCCTCGCCGGGATTCCCGGAGGTGCCAATCGTGCTGTAGGATCTGCGCTGGCTCGTGCTGCTGCCGCTGGAAAAACGGTGGCTAAACGGGCAGTCACGCAGGAGTATGCCATCAGTGGCAGCGAGTTTTCCAACCGCACAAAGAATATCAACAACATCCAGCGGGGCAGCAATGGCGAGGTTTCTATCAACTTCGGCTACCGTGGCAGCGTCATCCCCCTTAGAGTTTTCGATACCAAGGTGGACCGCAGCGGCCGCGTGGTAACTCGTGTGAAGAAGTCTGGCACCAGACAGGCACTGGACCACGCTTTTGAAGCGAAGATGGGCTCCCACTACGGCGTTTACGAACGGCAGGGCGAAAAGCGGTTCCCGGTCAAGGAACTGTTTGGCCCTGCCACCCCGCAGATGATGTACTCCAACGAGAATGTCATGGACTCCATCGAGGAGAAAATGGCATCCACCTACGAGGAGCGTATCGAGCACGAAATCACACGAATTCTGAACGGATGGGGTGTCTGACATGACCAGCGTTGTTTTGCTTGAGCAGCTGAAAGCCTTTACCGAGAAAATCATGGCCGACATGATTCTCCCGGTGGCCATGCAGCAGGGCGATACCGAACAGGCCTACCGTGCCCCGGAAGTTTACATGATGCGGCTTCCTGACAGCCGTTCGGCCAAGAAGAAAGTCCCCTACATCATCCATCGTGTCATCCCACTGGCTACTGAACAGCAGCCCGGCAGCGAAGAGCGCACGGTGGTTTCTGTGCGCTCTATCTTTTGCTGCTACAACCCGGATGAACAGGAGGGCGACCTCGCTCTCCTGAACATGATGGAGCGGTTCCGCGTGGAATTGCTCAAAGTCCGCAAGGTAGGCGGCATTGGCACCGATGGAAAGCGTCGGTATCAGTTTGCGCTTGACCTGTCTCCCGGTCATAAGCTGGAAAGCGTTCCTTACGACGAGGAAACCAAACCGTATTACGCCGGAGAGATGATTACCTACTGGAAGCTGCCGACCGTGCAGCAAACGGAGGACATTAAATTATGGCGGTAAAAAAGACCGCGGCGGAACAGCCCGCCGAAACCACCGTGAACGCCGAGCCTGCGCAGAGCAAGCCCGGCGTTTCCATTTACGTTGGTCCGTCCATTCTGGGCTATATCCAGAAAAACACGATTTACCCCTGCGCTGCTGCGGAGGCAGTGAATCGTGACGATGTGAAAATCGCCACCGAGAAATATCCCGGCGTGGCCGACTTCATCATCGACATGGACGAGCTGCACACCACGCCTGAAAAGGCAAAAGCACGCGGCGAGGCCATCCTTGCGTATGCCCGGATGCTCGCCAAATCCAAGTAAGGAGGATTACATACTATGGCAGATCATGGTATTAACGTCAGCCGCGCCGACACCGCCGTGGCGACCCCGAACGCCGCAACCTGCGGCATTCCCTTTGTCATCGGTACCGCACCGCTGTCCAAGGCAACTGGCACCGCTGCAACTGTTGGCACCCCGGTGCTCTGCACCGGCTACACCGAGGCGGAGGAACAGTTGGGTTACGATGATGACTGGGCAAAGTACACCGTTTGCGAAGTGATGCACTATCACTTTAAACTGTGCGCTTGCCAGCCTGTCATTTTCCTGCCCCTCGCAGAAGACGCGGAAGCAGCAGCCGTGGCAGCTGCCGTTGAGCAGGTCGAGGCTTGTCTGACGATGTTCGGCATCGTACCCGACCTGATTATGGCACCCGGCTTCTCCAAGGATGCTACCGTTTCCGCTGCAATCGATGCGAAAGCTGGCTCTATCAACGGCATGTTCACTGGCAAGGCTCTGGTGGATATTTCCGCAAAAACCTACACTGCTGCGGTTCAGGCAAAAAACAGCGGCACCTTCACCGAAAAGACCATCCTGTGCTGGCCTAACGGCACTCTGGGTAATCTGAAGTTCCATGGCTCCACCGTCATGGCGGGCTGTCTCGCGGAGACCGACACCAAAAATGGCGGTATCCCTTACGAGAGCCCTTCCAACAAGACCGTCCACATCGACGGCCTGTGCGATGATGACGGCGCAGCTATCAACCTGACCTACAATCAGGCAAACGTGGTCGATGCCGCTGGCATCTGCACGTTCCTGAACTTCATGGGCGGATGGACTGCGTGGGGCAACCACACTGCATGCTACCCTAAGTCCACCGATGTGAAGGACTACTTCATCCCCCTCAGCCGGATGTTCGACTACGTTTCCAACACGCTCATCAAGACTTTCTGGTCTAAGCTGGACAAGCCGATGAACCGCCGCCTGATTGACACCATTCTGGACAGCGCGAACATCTGGCTGAATGGTCTGGTCGGTGCAGGCTACCTGCTGGGCGCCCGCGTGGAGATGCTGGAAAGCGAGAACCCCCTGACCAGCCTGATGGCGGGCAAAATCAAGCTGCACGTCTACATGACCCCGCCCTCTCCGGCACAGGAAATTGACTTCGTGCTGGAGTATGACGCTGACTATGTGACCAGCGCACTCCAGTCCTAAAGAGGAGGTATATCTATGGACCAGTCTGTTATCAACTTTGCTGTCTATGAGGATAGCATCGAATACGAAGGCATGGCACAGGTTACTCTGCCCGATGTTACCATGCTGACCCAGACCGTTTCCGGCTCTGGCATTGGCGGCAACATCGAGGCTATCATCATGGGTCATCTGGACGCCATGACCCTTGGCCTGAACTTCCGTACCACCACGCCGCAGTCGGTCAAACTGGCAGAGATCCGCCGCCATCAGATTGACCTCCGTGTGGCAAACCAGTACGAGGACAACATCAACGGCACCGTTGATGTTCGTTCCGAAAAGCACGTCATGGTCGTCATCCCGAAGTCTACCAAGGGCGGCACTATCGCCCCGGCAACTCCCGCCAACGGGTCTGGCGAGTACGCTGTCCGCTACTGGGCAACTTATCTCGATGGCAAGAAAGTGCGTGAACTGGACCCCACCAACTTCATTTGCTACATCAACGGCACGGATTATCTGGCAGCTGTCCGTAAGGTGCTGGGCAAGTAATCAGAGCCGATCGTTATGCCGGAGCTGCATTTTGCGGCTCCGGCCTATTTTTTAACTGCGAAAGGAGCACCCGCTATGAACACCACCATCAGCGATAAGGAGTACGATGCAGCCATCGCCGCTGCGAACAAAGCTGCCACCGACCCTTATGTGTACGTCCACAAGCTTATTCAGCCGTTTGAGTACGAGGGCAAGAAGTACGACACCCTGACGTTTGACTTCGGCAAGCTGACTGGCAATGATTCGCTTGCAATCGAGGCCGAGATGTCCGCTCTGCGTCAGCCGGTTATCGTGCCGAGCATGAGTGCGGGCTATCTGATTCGGATGGCTTGCCGGGCGTGTACGCAGCCCATCGGCGTTGACGTTATCGGCGCAATGAGCATTCGGGATTACAACACCATCCGCACCAAAGCAAGAAATTTTTTGATGCTGTCGGATGTGTAACTGATGATGGTGGAGAGTGGCTGCGGCGGCAAGCCCTTCTGATGGCTCAGGGCAACAACACCCCTGCACCATACTGGCTTGCAATGCCTCTGTATCAACTGCGGCAATGGATTGATACCAACAATGCCATTGTTGCCGAGCGCGAAAAGGCGAGAAAGGCGAAGTAGTGGCTCGAAAAGAATGGGAGTTGCTGTTCAACCTGTCCGCCAAACAGAACAGCAACTTCTCCAGCACCTTCAAGGCTGCGCAGTCTGCTCTTGTGGAAACACAGAACAGAATCCAGCAGCTGAACAAGGTACAGTCCGATATAACTGCGTACCAGAAGCAGCAACAGGCCGTTGACTCCACCAAGCAGCGGCTGGCCGTCTTGCAGCAGCAGTACGATAACATCCAGAAAGAGATTCAGGAGACCGAGGGCTATTCCTCTGCACTGGAAAACAAGCTGATTTCCAAGCAGGCGCAGATCGACAAGACCACGACCTCCCTGCACACCTATGAGCAGCGGCTGGCTGCCACCGGGAACACCCTGCGGGAAGCTGGCGTGGACACCACGCAGCTGACAGCAGAAACCACTCGGCTGGAAACCGAGGTCGATAAGCTGAAAGACCAGCAGGTTGACCTCAAAAAGACCATGGACGAGGCCGGAGAGGGCGCAAAAGGCTTCGGCGAGAAATCTGTCGAAGCCCTCGATGCCGTTGAGTCTGTGCTTGCCACGGCTGGCATCGCAAAAGCCCTCGGCGAAATCAAAGACGCATACATGGACTGCATCAACACCGCAGGTGATTTTGAAGCATCCATGAGCAACGTCGAAGCCCTGTCCGGCGCATCCGGCGATGAACTGGAAGCCCTGTCCGACAAAGCCAAGGAGATGGGCGCAAGCACAAAGTTCACCGCCGGTGAATCTGCGGACGCTTTGTCTTACATGGCTCTGGCAGGTTGGAACACCCAGTCTATGCTGGAGGGCATCAGCCCGGTGTTGAATCTGGCTGCTGCCGCCAACATGGACTTGGCACAGGCGTCTGATATTGTCACCGACTATCTGACCGCCTTTGGCCTGAAAGCCTCTGACACCACGCACTTTGTCGATGTGATGGCCTACGCCATGGCTCATTCCAACACGGACGTGATCCAGCTGGGCGAGGCATACAAGGCGTGCGCATCTACCGCCACCTCCCTCGGCTACTCTGTCGAGGAAACTACCGCGGTTCTGGCTACCATGGCCAATGCCGGTGTTAAGGGCGGCGAGGCCGGCACAGCCCTGAACGCCATCTTCACCCGCCTTGCCACCAACACGAAAAAGTGCGGTGACGAACTGGCGAACTATGGCGTGAACATCTACGATGCGCAGGGCAATATGCAGTCCCTGTCCAGCATCCTTACCGGGATTGCCGGGGTCTGGGGCGACCTGACCGACCAAGAGCAGGCAAACCTTGCCAAGACCATCGCTGGCACGACACAGTATTCCAAGCTGCAAACCATCATGGCCGGATGCAGCGAGGCCGCCGCCGAGGGCGGGCAGTCGTTCTCAGACTACACCGCAGCCCTGAACAACTGCGCCGGGTCTGCCGACAAGATGGCGGGCACCATGCTCGACAACATGAACGGCAGGCTGGTTCTGATGCAGTCTGCCGCTGACGGCCTGAAAATCGCCATCGGCGAGGATTTGACCCCGACTTTGTCCAAGCTGTACGATGTCGGCGCTAAAGTGCTGGGATGGATGCAGGGATTCGTTGAGGAACATCCCGGTGCAGTCAAAGCGATTGCAGCCGGGACTGTTGCTCTTGGAGGATTCCTTGGCGTTATGACTGCTGCATCTGCGGCAATAAAAATTGGCAGCGCAGCTATGGGCCTGTTCTCTGCATCCCTTGGAGTGACGGCACCTGTTCTTGCGGGCGTTGTCATTGCAGGAACGGCTCTCGCTGCCGTAATCGGTGGAATTTCCGGCGCAGCAGACGATGGTGTCCCGCATGTGCGAGAACTGACCAGCGCAGCCCGCGATATGGGCAGTAGCATGGACGAGGTCAGCGACACCTACCATTCCACGCTGTCCAACATGGAAGCCACTGCCAGTGTCGCGGACCAGTACATCAGCAAGTTAGAGGCCATCGAAGCTGCCACCAACGGCAATACTGCCGGGAACGCTGAGTATCACGATACCCTTGCCCGTCTGTCTGCGCTGGTGCCCAGTCTGGCTGATGATATTGACCTTGAAACGGATTCCATCAAGGGCGGCACAGAAGCTCTGCGCCAGCATGCGAATGCTTATGCGGACGATGTAAAAGCGCAGGCTCGGCAAGAGTACCTGAACGGAATCTACGAGCAGTACAACGATGTGCTGGTCGAAAGTGCGGCGAATGAAGCGAAGCTGGCTGCTGCACAGGCAAAGGTCGAAAAAGCCAATGCCGGCATGGACGCAACTTACAGCAAGTTGCTTTCCACGCTCGGCATGACGGACGAACAATTCAAGTCCACTTATGGCACAGTTCAGGATATTCCCTGGCGTTCCATGGGCGAGGATGTGCAGCAGCTGCGCACCGAGTACATGGGCTACTCGGAAGACCTCGCCACTGCCCAGCATGAAGTCGAAAACTACACCGAGGCCGTGGAGAAGGACCAGGAAGCCATCGATGCAGCTGAGGCCGAGTATCAGGAAGCCAAGGATGCAGTCGATTCCCTGAACGCAGCGCAGCAGGATGCCGCCAACAGCGCAAACGATGTGGCTGCACAGGAGCAGGCCGTCACCGATGTTATCAACAGTGCCGAGGCGGAGATTCAGGAGCTCGTTTCGGCATACACGGACGCTTACAATGCGGCCTATGACAGCATCAGCAAGCAGTACGACCTGTGGGATACCGCTGAGAAGGTCGTCGCCACCTCTGCATCCAGCATCAACTCCGCGCTGGAAAGCCAGATCACCTACTGGGACAACTACAACCAGAACCTCGAAAGCCTAACCGAACGCGCTGCCGATATTGACGGTTTGAGCGACGTTATCGCCAGCTTCGCCGATGGCAGCAAGGATTCTGTGAACGCTATCGCCGGCATGGCTGCTGCATCAGATTCCGACCTCGCAAAGATGGTCGAGAATTACCGCTCCTTGCAGGAGGCGCAGAAAACCACCAGCGAGAGCATGGCCGACCTCGAAACCGGCATGAGCAATGCCATGGACGAGATCGCGCAGAACGTAGCCGACAGTGTGGCAAACATGGACTTGAACGACGAGGCCATGAAGAGCGCACGGTCCACCGTTCAGGGCTTTATCGATGGCGCAGAGGGCATGATGCCTCGTGTCAAGGAGGCGTACGAAAAGGTGGCGAACGCTGCCTCTGATGCGCTGGCCGGGGCGAATAAGCGTTACAACATCGACCAGAAGAACGGAAACATCCCCGGCTATGCAGTCGGCACGGAATCCGCTGCGCCGGGCTTTGCCATCGTTGGTGAGAACGGCCCGGAGCTGGTCTACTTCAACGGCGGCGAAACCGTGCTGACTGCGCCGGAAACTCGCGCAGCATTCAACGAGGCGCGGCAGCTGGAACAGATCACCAGCACAAATGCGATTGACCTGTCTGCCGTCCGGGATGCCATCCGTGAGGAGCAGGAAGCCCAGACGCTGCGTGAGGAGTACAGTCGGTATGCAGAAACCGTCAATGGCAGCGGTTCGGTCTACTTCAACGGCGGCGAAACCCGCTCCGTTACGGAAGTGCAGCTGCCCGGCGGCTCTGCATCTGGTGGCTCCAACACCAGCGCGGCTCCTATCACCGTTGCGCCTGTTTACCACATCTACGGTATGCGAGATACGGATGAACTGCGAAGCGTCCTGAACGCCCAGAATGACGACCTCCGGGAAGCTGTGCTGGAAATCGTGAGCGACAACGACACCGATAATTTCAGGAGGGGTTACGCATGAGAAAAACCTACACCACCGTGCAGGGCGACCGCTGGGACAGCGTGGCATACACGCAGCTCGGCAGCTGCGCCCTTGCGCCCCGCCTGATGGCTGCGAACTCGCAGTATCTGAACTATTTTGAGTTTCCTGCCGGAATCGTTTTGACGCTCCCGGAAATCGAAACCAAGACCAGTTCGACCCTGCCGCCGTGGAAGAAGGTGGTCACATGAGCGATGAAAATACTGCCCGCCATGCCGAGTGTACGGTGGAGTTTGACGGTGTGGATATTACCAGCAGCATCGCCCCTTACCTGCTCTCCCTGTCCTTTACGGACAACGAGGAAGATGCCAGCGATGACCTGCAAATCAAACTCCAAGACCGTGAGGGTGTCTGGATGACCGACTGGCTCCAGAAGATGATAGACGGCGATGTATCGGCTGCATCTTCCGATGGCTACAAGGTCGGCGATGTGGTGCAGTTCCTTGGCGGTCCGCACTATAAGGCATCCACTGATAAAAAGGCGAATGGCAACCCAAAGGCTGGACCTGCCAAGATCACCATCATCAAGCAGGGCGCGCTTCATCCGTACCACGTCATCCACACCGATGGCACATCTCACGTCTACGGCTGGGTGGATGCCAGCGAGATCTCCGGCAAGTCTGGCGGCGGCTCTTCTGGCTCCTCCTCCGGCAGCGGAGAAGAAAGCTTGAAAATCCGGGCTACCATCACCGCCTGCAACTGGCACAGTGATGGCAAAGATGAAGCACTGGACTGTGGAACCTTTGAACTGGACAGCGTGGTTGCGTCTGGACCGCCCGGCATTATCACCATCAAGGCCATTGGGCTGCCCTACACGAGCCAGATCCGGCAGACCAAGCAGAGCAAGGGCTGGGAAAAGTACAAGCTGTCCGGCATTGCCAATGAAATGGCATCCAAGAACGGCATGACGACCCAGTTTCTTGCAAAGAAAGACCCTGAGTACAAGCGTGTGGAGCAGTACCGCTGCTCCGACATCGACTTTTTGCAGCAGCTTTGCCACGATGCAGGGCTGTCGCTGAAATGCACTGATGGCAAAATCGTCATCTTTGACCAGCAGGAGTACGAGGGCAAGGACGCTGTGTGGACTACCACGCTGGGCGACAAAAGCTATATCAAGTATAGTCATTCACTCGGTCAGGCTGGAACACAGTATGCGTCCTGCCGGGTATCTTATGTTGGGCCTGATGGCAAGGCTATCGAGGGCATTGCCTACGTTAAGGACTACGATGCCAAGAGCAAGACCAATCAGCAGCTGGAAGTCTACGCCCCGGTCACGAGCAAGGCAGAGGCGAAAGAACTGGCTGCAAAGAAACTCCGGCTCTACAACAAGTATGAGCGTCAGATAAGTTTTACCTATCCGGGCGACCCCGGAAAAGTTGCTGGACTGACGTTCAACGCTGACCAGTTCGGACCGTGGGATGGCAAGTACATCGTGAAGCAGTCTAAGCACACGGTGTCCGGCTCCGGCGGGTACACGACGCAAGTCACTGGCCGTCATACGCTGGGAGGTTACTGACTGATGAACGTGAACGTCGATGTTCGCATCGGAAAAGTCACCGATGTGAACAAGAAAAAACGCCTTGTGCGCGTGAAGTTCGAGGACACTGGGATTACATCTGGCTGGCTGCCTGTGATGCAGCACTACAAGGCTATCGTATACACCGAGGAGGCGGGACTGCACGATCACCAGTTTACGCACCCGGCTCCGTATCCACTGAAAATCCTCAACACCCAGAACGGCACCCGCCAGATTTGGGATGAGGAGGAAAAGGTCACGGGCGCGGACAACTCGACCAACCACCAGCACAAATCCCATGTGGTGTGGTGGGTGCCCGCAATTGATGACATCGTGATCTGTCTGTACCTGCCGTGCTTCAACGCTGACGGCTTCGTGTTGGGAGGGATTTATCCGTGATTGTTGGATGCCTCGGAGGCATTATCTTTGCCGTGTTCGATGGCTACGTCAAAACCATCAAGGACATGACGCAGAGCGTGTCTGCCAGATACACCACCCACCAGCGTGCCGGAGGCAAGGCTCTGGCCGAGTTTACGGGTACGGATGCTGACACCATCACGTTCGATATTGAACTTTCGGCGTACCTTGGCGTGGCTCCGAGCAAGCAGCGCGAGATCCTGAAGGGGTATGTCGATAATCACACGACGCTGCCGTTTGTCCTCGGCAACGAAGTCTTCGGCAGCTATCGGTGGGTCATCAAATCTGTGAAATTCAAGACCAAGTACACAGATGCTTTCGGCGTTCCGACATGGATTACCGCGAGCGTCACTTTACTGGAATATCCGAGAGAGTGAGGCGATTTTATGAGCAATTATCTGGTGTCGGCAAATGACCTGACCGCCATTTCCCTCGGCGAGCAGGATACCGTGACCAGCGTTCTGCAGAACATCGCCGTCATCCTATCCACGCCGAAAGGCACAGTGCCGGGCTACCGGGAGTTTGGCATCGACATCTCGGATATTCTTGACCGCCCGGAAAACGTGGCGCAGCCTATGCTCTGCGCCGCCATCAAGGAAGCCATCGAACGGTTTGAACCGAGAGCCACCTATATGGGGACTACGTTCAAATCCTCCAAGGACAACCCCGGAACGATGCTTCCCGTTGTGGAGGTGAGCATCAATGCGTAGTACCGCAGACCACCAGTTCATCAGCACCGACGTTGACGAACTGGATGCGCTGCTCTGTGCGGGGTATGAGCAGTTTTTTGGCACATCCGTGCGCCCCGGCAGCCCGGAACGGCTGTTCATCTCGTGGATTGAGGACGCAATAATCTATGAGCGCGCCCTCAACAACCACGCTGACAACCAGAATCTGCCCAGCCGGGCAGAGGGCGCGAATCTGGATGCGCTGGCCGAGCTGTTCTACTTGCAGAAGCGTCCGCAGCCTACCGCGGCAACCTGCACCATGCGCTTCAACATCAGCGAGGCGCGGCAGAGTGCAATCCTCATCCCGTCCGGCACTCGCGTCACGGACGCAAACGCCTCACTGTATTGGGCGACCACGGCAGATGAATATGTGCCTATCGGTTCGACCTATACGGACGTTACTGTGGTATGCCAGACCTCTGGCACAATCGGAAACGATTTTGCCGTCGGCGACATCAACACCATTGTCGATGTGTACGACTACTATTCCGGCTGCTCCAACGTCACAGCCAGCGCAAACGGCAGCGATGCCCCGGACGATGACGAGTTCTACCAGCTGCTGCTTGATAGTCAGGCGGCGTGGTCCAGCGCAGGGCCTGTTGGCAGCTACAAGTATTTCGCGAAGAGCGTGTCTACCAAAATCGCAGATGTCGTTGCCAATTCGCCCAGCCCCGGCACTGTTTGTCTGTACGCCGTCATGGATGATGGCGGCATCGCCCCGGACGAAACCAAGAAAGCGATGGTGGAAGTGTGCTCTGCCGATGAGGTGCGGCCTCTGACAGACCACGTCATTTCTGGTGATCCCGATGTGGTGAACTACAACATCGACCTGACCTATTACCTGACCCGCGATGGAGACATCTCTGCTGCGGACGCACAGACCCGTGTAAACGAGGCTGTGCAGCAGTACATCAGCTGGCAGTCCGGCAAGATGGGCAGGGATATCAACCCAGACAAGTTGCGGTATCTGCTGCTGGAAGTCGGCATCAAGCGTGTGGATTTGCAGCAGCCCATATTCACCCCGCTGGAAGATGGCAAACCGTCCGTTGACCTGACCTCGGACAAGGTGCCGCAGGTGGCAAAGGTGGGCACGGTCACTGTGAAGAGCGGAGGGTACGAGGATGAATAACGGCCTGACCGCCGAGCGGATGATGGATTCCTTCCCGCTTGCGCTCCAGAAAGACCCGAAAATGGTTGCTCTGGCGCACTCCATCGCCAACGTGCTGGAGCAGCGGTTGGATGAAATCGACCTCGGCCAAATCTACACCCGCATCGACCAGCTGCCGGAAGATCTGCTGGATGTTTTGGCGAAAGACTTTGCCGTGGACTGGTACGACCACGACTATGACCTCGCTGCAAAGCGGCGCACCATCAAATCCGCGCCCTATATCCACCGCCACCGGGGAACTGCCGGGGCGGTGCTGCGGGGCATCCGGGCTATCTATCCCGGCTCTCGGCTGGAAGAGTGGTGGCAGTACGGCGGCGAGCCGTACCATTTCCGCGTCATGCTGGACATGGGCGGCTCTGATATCACCTATGTCAGCACAGACCGGGTGCTGTGGGCTATCGGCTACTACAAGTCGCTACGCTCCCACAATGACGGCGTATACTACCAGTCCACCTTCGGCATCGAGATCGTGACCAGCAGCGGCTACATCGTGTATGCGGTGCGCCGCTGCGGTACTTTCCCAAAAACGGCCACACAGGGCGGCATCTCTACCGGGAGCATTGTCATCGAAACGGACGAGTTCGGCGGCAGCTATGCCCATCCCCGCGCCGGGCAGCTGGATGTAGGCACATTCCCGGCCACGGCCACGCAGGGGCGCACCGCCGCCTCGCAAATCGAGGTTTTGACGGTGGACAATGGTGAAGCCTATACGCCGGAGAAGCTGGCTGGAACCTACCCTGAGACCGCCACGCAGGGCATTGACGATGCAGGGTATATTGTGGTGCAGACCGCAGGCAGCGGCAGCACATACGCAGCCCCGGCATCTGGCGACCTGACCACAGGTCTGCACCCGGCAACCGCTACGTCCGGCGGCACGTCTGGCGGAGGCCTTGTTGCCGAGGAATCAGGTTTCGGCGTTCCGTACGTCACAAAGGTGTGCGGCAGCACGCCGGGAATGAATTTTTAAGGAGGTAACAGCATGATTGATTCGGCTGGCTTCGCAGATCTGCGTGGCTATCTCAAACGGCGTATTTTTTGCGCACGTTTTCGCGTCGGCTCGACCTACTACACCGTGCCGCTGTCCGGCATTGACATTCTGGCCGATGGCACCGTCCGCGCCAGGGTGCCTATCACCGGGATGGGTGAGATTACGGTGAACCGGGTGGAACTTATCAACTCGGACAATCAGGTCTGGGCGCATGAGGACGTAAACATCAAAATCTCGACAGGTCAGACTGGTATTCTGTACTGGTTCGACTTTACCTTTACCGAGAAGAAAAAGGAGGAATGACCGTGTACGCAAAAACGGTATGGCTTGACCATGTAACGGACAAGCCCGGTCTGTACGTCATCACCGACAACCATGACGGAACATGGACCATCACTCCCGCTGGCAAGGTGATGCAGCAGGGCACCCCTCAGGATCAGGCACACTTCAACAACATCGAGGCTGGTGTGTGGGATTTGTACGCTGCATTCGGTATGCTGCTCAACGAGGTTCGGCAGCGTGGCTGGCAGCTGGACGAAACGGTTGCTGGCATCGACAACACGTGGCAGATCGTGTCCGGCAGCGTTGACTTGACCAATGCTCGTACCTATCCCTGCAACAACTCCAAAAAGAGCGTGTCGCTGGGCAAAAACATGGGCAGCACCAGCTATCTGGTTATGACCGAACTGGTCAAATCCGATGGTCCGGTCGGGGATATTGAGGTCAGCGAGAAGCTGGTCAACGGCTTCAAGCTGGCCTACAACGGCTCCGCAAAGTCTGCCACCATCAAATACATCGCAATCGGAGGTACTCTGAAATGACCGTTATCGAGAAAAATTCCGGCACCAAGATTCCCTACGAGGTCGTCAAGAACAAAATCTGCTTCGATGATGACCTGACCATCAACCTCGCCAAGCGCGAGGACGACCGTGACGTTCACATCGATGTGTGCTACGACAGCTATGGTGAGCTGGTCATCGGCGTAGCTGCCGGCCGCAGCTACGTGGCAGAAATCGATATCCCTGCCCGCCAGTACACCCAGCCTGAGCCTATCGAGGCAGCGACCGCAGACGGCGAGGAGAACGCCGAGGGTGGCACCCGCATGGGCAACAGCACCCCGGCGGAGCCGATTCCGTTCTCCATGAACAATGTGACCCTGACCCTGTGGGCCATCGACTGATAGGAGGTAACTACTATGGCTGCAAATTTTGACCTGACCAATCTGGCCGTCACTGGCCTTGCACCCGGCAATGAGCTGATTTACGACAATGCCGGTATGCCGTCCATCATGGTGAAGATCCCGAAGATGACCTATAAGCAGCTTGGCATGGGCGAATCCGCCGCCGTGCATCCGGCGTTCATCGTCAACGGGCAGGAAGTGGACGCAATCTACATCTCCAAGTACCAGAACATCGTGCAGGATGGCCGCGCATACTCTCTTGGCGGCGTTGACCCTGCGGCATCGCTGGATATGGACCACGCACGCCAGTATTGCGAGGCTAAGGGCGAGGGCTGGCACCTGATGACCCGCATGGAGTGGGGCTTGATTCAGCGCATGTGTGAGGCTGCCGGCTTCGTTCCGAAAGGCAACAACAACTATGGTCGCCACGACAGTGAGTCGTTCTATAAGGCTATCCCGACCTATATGAGTGGCGATAAGATTGGTCGCGTCGCAACTGGTACTGGCCCGCTGACATGGTACCATGACAACAGCCCCAGCGGTATTTCTGGTCTGACTGGAAACGTATGGGAGTGGATGGGCGCAGTTCGTTCTGTGTATGGCGAAATCCAGTTCCTTGTCAACAATAACGGCGCAGACAGCGCACACAGCCAGTCTCCGACCTCGACCGAGTGGAAAGCTATCAGCTGCGTGGATGGTAGCTTTATCACCCCGGACGGAAAAGGCACCACCGCCAACTCCGTCAAGATCGACATCGTGAGCGGCAAACTTCAGTGGGCCAAGACCATCACCCACAAAAATGCGGATGGTGATTGGCCTAGCTGCACGTTTGGCTCCATCACTTGCAGTGCGGACATTGGCGCAAACGCAAAACTGCTGCTTCAGGCGTTGGGTATGATGCCTTATTCCAGCTCCGATCTGTGCGCAGGTCATACCTGTTGGTTCCGCAATAGCGATGAGGAGCGCGCTTTCTTTTCTGGTTGCGGCTGGCGCAACCCCTCCTGCGGCCTCGGCTCCTTCAACGGCAGCTACCCGCGGTCCCACGTGGTCGTTGCTATCGGTTTCCGCGCCGCTTACTGCAAACTGCCGTCTGTGACCTGATGACTGCGCGGTAGCGCAGTCACGTTCCCCTCGACCCCGCGAAGCGGGGTCGTTTATAAAATTGATTTTTTCTGCATCGGTGGATTTTGCCGTTTTTTCGGTAAAATCCACCGAAAAGCAGATTTTCAAGCTGTTTTCTGTTATACTGACCCGCGTTCGGAAGGAGGTCTACCGCATGGAAGGAAAACAGGACGAACTTTTTACTGGTCCGACCCTACAAAAAATCGAGGATATGATGGAATATGCGTATCCTGTACTCCAGCAGTTTCCAAAATCCGAAAAGTTTGCGATGGCAGCCGACATAAAACTCGTTATGGATGTGATGCTTGAAAAGGCTGTGGAAGCGCAGAAAAAATACTTCAAAAAGACCACGTTGCAGGAACTGGACATTGCAAACACAAAATTGCAGCACTACCTGCGTGTGGCATTTCGACTGCGGTTTGTTTCTATGCACAAGTACGAGGTATGGAGCAAGCAGCTTGTCGAAATCGGAAAGTTGTTGGGGAGTTGGCTCAATACCGTCAAGGCCAACTCGAAAACATAGGGAACCAGCCGTCACGCGCTTTCTTTTCTGGTTGCAGCTGGAACAACCCCTCCAACGGCCTCGGCTCGTTCAACGGCAACAACCCGCGGTCCAACGTGGACGATGATATCGGTTTCCGCGCCGCTTTGCCTCCAAGCCAGATACTGCAAGCTCAAGGGCTTGCTCTCAGTGCAGAGGTGATAAAGGGGCTGGTTCCCTTGGTTGCATTTCGCGGCCTAAAAATATTAGCCTCGCAGTCTGCGTTCCGACGCTATAAGCGTACGGCGCACGCTGTTCGGCGACCTCAAGGAGTTGGATTTTTTGGAAAAGCACCGACACGTTTTCGAGCGTTTTGCAACGTTCGACAATTTGTATGACGGTTACCGTAAGGCAAGTAAAGACAGGCGTTATCAGGGATGTGTGCTTAGGTACACCGACCACCTTGAGGAAAATTTGATAAACTCGGTGAATCAGCTTCAATGGCATGAATATCATGTTGGCGAACTTCACCAATTTTATGAATACTACCCCAAGAAGCGCATCATCAGCAGCCTGCCATTCTATGACCGAGTGATAAACTGCGGAGCCTACAATGTTCTGTGGCCTATCTATTTGAAGTCTATGTACGAGTACAGCTACGGAAGTATCGATGGACGAGGGCCTCTAAAGGCAGCTTTTGACATTCAGCAATGGATGCGAAACGCAGCAAGGATGAATGGAGATTGGCGTGTCGTCAAGCTTGACATTGCCAAATTCTTCTTTCGGATTCCTGTTGATGTTCAGCTGCGAGAACTTACTCGCCCGCTGGACGACCCAGATATGGTGTGGTTTCTCGAAACGGCCGTCCGGGCGGATGGTCGTCCGTTGGGGCTTCCTGTTGACTGCACCGACGTAACCACTGCTGAACGCATATCTGGCGTTGGGATGCAGTGTGGGTCAATCATAAGCCAGATGACTGGAAATGTTGTTCTCACGCCTCTGGATCACTACATCAAGCGCACAATGCACGTTCCGTACTATGCTCGGTTTATGGATGATATGCTTCTGCTGGTCGATGGGAAAAAGGCAGCTTGGGAGGCCGTGGAAGAGATTGACGGATATCTCCACGAAAATCTCGGCTTGCAGCTCAACAACAAAACTGCCGTTATTCCTCTCGGCCATGCGGTCGAGTTCGTTGGCCGCAAAATTTCCCCTGAAAAAATTGAACTGCGGCGGCAGACTTCTCTCGGCATGAAGAAGCATCTTCGGTATGTCCGAGAGGCCTATGGCCGCGGCGAGGTTCCACTTGAGTACGCCCTGAGCGTGATTCAGAGCTATCTGGGACTTATGCAGGGCTGCAACAACGATGCCCTGCGAAATCAGATTCTTGAGGACTACGTTCTGGTTCGCCACTCACAAAATATGCTGGATGCAGCAGAATAAAATCAAAAGGCAGCTTCACCCGCCGGGGTGTGGCTGCCTTTTTTGTGCAGGAGGACACAATGAGTATCCAAGAAATACTGACGGCGGGGGGCGGGACGCTGATAGTCCTCCTTACGCTGGTCCAGATCGCCCCCATCAAACTGAATCCGTGGTCGGCCATTGTCAAATGGATCGGGCACGCTCTTAACGCCGAGGTGTTGGAGAAGCAGCAGGAAACTCAAAAGAAGCTGGATGAACACATCCGGGTCGATGATGAGCGGAATGCGAACCTTCTTCGCACCCAGATTCTGCGCTTCAATGACGAACTGATTGACGATAAGCACCACACGAGGGAGCATTTTATCGAGACTTTGGCCATCATTGATGCCTATGAGGACTACTGCCGCAGTCACCCCAACTACAAAAACAACCGCTGCATCTGTGCGGTAGCGAATATCAAGCGGGTGTACAACGAGCGGCTTCAAAAGCACGACTTCTCTTGAAGGAGGTTTTCTACATGAGAGTCATCGTCTATCAGGCCAGCGACACATCTGCCCTGAGCAAGAACTTCACCCGCAAGGACTTCAAGTGCCCCTGCGGGTGTACTCGCCAGATGGTTGATTCGGAGCTGGTCGAAAAACTTCAGGCCATCCGGGACAAGCTGGGCAAGGCCATCAAGGTGACCAGCGGATACCGCTGCCTCTCGCATAATGCAGCAGTCGGCGGCAGCTCTGGCAGCAAGCACCGCTATGGTATGGCTGCGGATTGGCGGCTTGTAGACCGCAGCATCAATCCTGTGGCCTTGGGCATCATCGCCACCCAGTATTTCAAGGCGGTAGGCATCTACTGGTATGACGGCTGTGCCATCGTACACACCGACACCCGCGGCGCGAAGGCAACGTGGCTGTGTGATGCCCCAAAGCACTATCCCAGCACCACCTACCTGAAATTCATCTTGCCGACCATCCGCCGGGGCTGCACCGGGGATGCAAACCGTGCAGCCACGAAGATGCTCCAGCGGCTGCTGGGGCTGACCCCGGACGGCATTTTCGGCGAGGGCACAGAGAACGCTCTGCTGAAAGAGCAGGAGGCTCATGGGCTGACTGTGGACGGCATCTGCGGCCCTGCCAGCTGGAAGGCCATATCCGGGGCTTCCAAGTACCTGTGAAACATCCGATATAACCAACACGACAAAACGGCGCAGGGGTGGCTCTCCGCGCCGCTGATACTTATAGGAGGCAATATCATGGAAGCTATGCTGAACTTCATCCCCGCGCCCATCGCCATCGCTCTGATGCTGCTGGGCTTCGTTGCTCTGGCAGTCGGGGGCATCCGGCTGGGCTACAAGGCCACCGTCAAGGATCTGGCTCTGGAACTGGTCGAAAAGGCCGAGCTGTCCATCATGGGCAGCGGTCAGGGCGCCAAAAAGAAGAAGCAGGTGTTCGCTGCTCTCCGCGCCAAGTGCCCGGCGGCTATCCGTTGGGCCATCACCGACGAGGTGCTGGACGCGGTCATCGAACAAGCCTTTGATGTTATGACCGCAGCACTGGGCAAAAAGTCTTGACTGCTGCATGAGTGCCGTGTAAAATAGAGGCACTTGAAAAGCTTCGGCTTTTGTAGAGAGCGGCCCGGCATGGTCCACTCTTGATTTTATATTTGGCTACCTCGGTAGCGCGCAAAAATCCCCCTGCATTGACCTTCGGGCCAGTGTAGGGGGATTTTTTGTTTGTTTAGAACTTCATCTGTGCAGCATCTTCAACGCTCACATCGTCAAAACACCGGGTCAGTTCATCAAGGACTTTGCGCTGCGTCTTTTCGCTCAAACCAGCGTTGCGCATCGCCATGACACAGTAGCCGATGCAGGCTGCGTTTGACCACGGTCCATTCAGTGACAGGAGCATTTCTTCCATATCGATTACCTCCGAAGATCTCCATTGTATACGCGAACCAGCACCCAGTCGGACAGCGGTTTGACGTTCCCGGTCCAGTCCCGGAGAGCTTCATCGGTGCCGCAGGCCTCACAGATGTACACGCCATTGGCGTGGCGGCTCAGTGCTCCGTGGGTCAGTTTGTCCGGCATCCTCTCGCCGCAGCGGGGGCACAGCGGCCAGCCCTGCTGCTGATCATAGAGCATCTTTTCAATAGCTTTTTCGTCCGTCATTGTACTTCCTCCTTAAACATCTCGGCTAACCGAGTGATATGCAAACCAGTGGCCCTGCCGCCTGAACAGCTTATACCAGCTCGTGAACTCCTGCCCTGTGCAGTCATATTGGCTGTTGTAAGCTTCCAGATAGCAGTTGTTGCGGAACCAGTCAGCAGCAGCCTCTTCGTGCATCCTGTCCAGTTCATCGGGCAGCCGAACCAAATCCAGATGGCCATTATAGTCGCCGCTGATAATGCGCACATTGGAAGCCGGGCGGTTGTTGTAGCTCCGAATCTCCCTCTTAACAGTTGCGGCCAGATTTTTCACGGCACCCTTCTTCTCAGCAGAGGCAGGAATATCGTTTTGCATGAACATCAGAAGCGCATACGCATCCCGCAATCTCTCATTATCGGTAATACTGAACATGGTCATGACCTCCTTACTTCATGTTCTGGCGTTCCCACATCAGCCAGCGGTTCACTTCCCCGCCGGGCATCGACTTTGGCTTGCTGGTTTCGATGTACTCCCGCTCTCCGAAAATCTCCAGCTGGTCGATGTCGTCAGGCGACTGGGTGATAATCTTTGCCGGCCAATCGCCCACGCCAGGGACTTCAATGCGGCGCAGATACAGGCTGCTGTCAAAGTACCAATCACTCTTGATGTACCGTTCTTCGGCATCGGTTAACTCGATGGCCTCAATGTACTTGCCGAGCGCACCGAAGACTTCCAGTCTGGTTGGTGCTTTGTCGAAGTCGGTCACATCAAAGAGTTTGATATAGGAGATTCGGCCGCGTTCAACGGCAAGCTCCTCGATGGTGCCGGAGTATTTGTAAAGTTTCATTGTCATATCCTCCAAATGCCCGTATAGCCAGATAGCGCAGCTTTTCGGTTTTTAGGCGGCGGTATTTTCACTCTCGGCCTCTGTCAAAAATGCAGAGGTGAGATGCAACCGGGCGGTCTTGAATTCCGGGCCTCTCATGCCCAGACGCTTGGTCAGCACCCGGAGCATGAGGTCGTGTTTCTGCTGCTGGGTGTACCCGGCAACGGATTTGAAGTGGAGATTGTCGTGGTCACAGTTGATAGCCCATGCGCTCATTGCCAAGCAGAACTGGACGTAGGCTTTGATGCGGCCGGCGTGAGTGGTTCCGTTGAACAGCCGGAACTCCACGGTGCCCTTTGTGAAGAATGCATGGAGGTTGATTCCGTGATACCGGGTGCTGTTGTAGTGGGAAGAATCCACGCCTCCATCATATCCGTCATTCACCACGCTGTACCAGATGCGCTCTGCATCGTTCCGGCTTGCCCGGCCGTTCTTCTTCATTTCACGGAACAGTGCAGGGTTGATTTTGTGGCACCAGTGGTCTGCGCGGTTGCCGATCTGCAGGGCTTCGTAGAACAGATCCTGCCGCCCGGTGGCGAAGTTCAGCAGCCGGCAGAGGCTTTCGGGCGTGTGGTTCGCACCGTCAACGTGGACGTGGATACCACAGGAGCTGTTCGCCATGGCACCCTTCTTGACCAGTGCCCGGATGACCTCTTGCAGGTCGGTGATGTCCTCGTACTGGAGAATCGGGGTCACGACCTCGCAGCGGTAGGTATCGTCTGCCTCTACGATTGCACCACCTCTGCGCCGCCGGGGAGTGATGGAACCGTCTCTCATGCACTTCCATACGCGGCCTTTGCTATCCTTGGCCTCGTACGTCTGGTAGGTACCACCTGCAAAGTGGATGCCGCCGACACCGAAGTAGTTGGCGATGACGGAGGCGGCTGTTCCGCGGGAAACGCCCGTCATTTCAATCTCAACGCCGAAGTTCTGGCTCTGAATCGTGACCATCTTTGCGCCCTCCCCTTAGTGCAGCTGTGCAGCGTGCTTGTGGTAGGTGACGGTGTAGCGGCCACCGTGCTTGACGACCTTGATATCGTCCATCTTCACGCGCCGGACACCGAACTTCTCGTGGATGTACTTTTTGACCATCGGAGCGGCCTTTGTGGTCACATCCACCGCACTGTCATTCTGGCGGCGGCTCTTGTAGCGGTCAAACCGCTTCTCCTCGGCGGCGTTTGCTTCCTCCTCTGTGCCGTAGAATCCATCCTGTGCACGGTTGTTCAGACGGTAGAACTTCTTGCTGCTGATGACCTCCAGACGCTCATTCCAGACGGTGCTCCAGCGGTCTTCCTGATTGGGCTTGATGTCGTCCTTGACCCGGCCAACAATCAGCTCCACACCCTCGGTGCCGAGGTAGTTGTTGAACGTGGTGAGCAGCACCCGGATGATCTCGGTGCCGTTGGTGAGGTCGATGTGAGCGACCTCGCCCTGGCTTCCGCCCATCGTTCCGGCGTTGATGTAGTAGCCCTGCGCCATGTAGCTGTTGGCTGCTGCGGTGAACTCGCGGTTAATGTCAATGAACTTCATGCTGTTACCCTCTTGTCTTTCTGGCCTTACTCTGTTAAAATAGAGGGCGGCCGGGGTAAGGCTCCCGGCTCGCCGTTGGTTCGGTGTTGAAGATCAGTTGCTTTGGACGGTGGCTGGTCTTCTTTTTTTTATTCTTCCATAATCTTCTTGACGCTCTCACGGAGCTCTTCCAGCGTGTCGCATTTCTCGATGAGTTCGAGGATTGCTTTGAGCAACGCCTTGGTTACGTTCATGTCTTCCATTCACCTCACTCCTTTCTGTAAGGGGCTTTCGCTCTCTGCCTTACATCTACATTGTACACCTTTTCGGTTTACTTGTCAATAGTTTTGATAAACTTTTTTGATTTACTTTGAAACAAAAGAGGTTGACAAGTAATTGATTTTGGTGTACCCTATACATGAAAGGAGTGGATGAACACATGACAGTGTCGGACATCATCAAGGGGCTGCTTTCCATGACAGGGAAGAAGCAGACAGATCTGGCCGAAGTCCTCGGTATGAGCAGCAAGCAGGCAATGAGCAACAAGGTGCGCATGAACCGCTGGTCGGCAGATGACCTTATCAAGGCAGCAGAACTGTGCGGCGGCAAGGTTGCAATCATCATGCCGGATGGGCAGACCATCCAGCTGCGCAATGATGAAGATGAAAAAAGCCCGGACGCATAACGTGCATCCGGGCAGGAGATGGGGGGTTACTTCTTGCGAGACTTGCTCACGGTCTGGGGGATATGGCGCACCTCTTTGACCCTGCGCTCGATGTTGGGCTCTCGCACAATGAGGTCTTCGAGGTCACAGTCCAGTGCCTCACAGATGAGGTCAAGGTCGTCCAGATTTACACGCTCCGCAAAATCGTGGTACAACTCGTTGATAGTCTGACTGCGAATCCCTGTGACACGAGCAAGGTCGCTCTGTGTCATCCGCCGTTCGCCAAGGCGGGTTGACAGCAAAATCCTAATCATAGCCTTTGGTCTCCTTTGTTGCTGATTTTAGCCGATTTGTGGTCGGCTTGTCTGCATTTTGGCAGGAAACTCTCTATTTCGGCAAGTTTTTCCGAAATACGGAAAATTCTAACATGAAAAAGGAAAATGCCCGCACAATCCAAAATGGAAAGTGCGGGCATTTTTTTGTTTGTGCGATCTTGCTTAGAACTTGATTAAAACTTGATTAAACGCTTGGAATCTCACAAAACAAAACGAACACGTTGCCGACCATTTGAATGGTGACCTCGTGTTCGTTTTGCTCTTCATTGGTGGAGATTACCGGGATCGAACCGGTGACCTCTTGCATGCCATGCAAGCGCTCTCCCAGCTGAGCTAAACCCCCAGATGCTTGGCTTCATGCCTGACGACATGGGTTATTATACCAGCTGGTGGGACGCTTGTCAACGGTTTTTTACAAAAATCTCTCCTCTTTTTTCAGCGGTGCAGTGTACCCGGAAGCTTTTGACGCTGCTGCGTTTTTCCCGGGCTGCTCTGCTGCAGAAAGCCGCAGCATTACCTGTCCCATTTGTCGCACAGAGCGTTGATCTGATCAGCAAATTTGGCCAGATCCTTGTTGGCGCCGCCCTCGTTGTGCTCAATGACCCGCAGCAGGCGCTTACCGGCGCTGAGCAGCCGCTGGAACACGGTAGCGGTGCGGTTTGCACCCTCGCCAGTCCTCTGCTCCACGCGGACTTTCGTGCCCTCCTGCAGGCAGACTGCACCCTCGGCACCAATGGCCCACTGCGCGCCGTTGTAGGGTGCACAGGCGGTAAAGCCCTGATCGGTCAGGGTGTCCACAAAGCGGTTCTCCACCTCGTCCTCGCCGTGGATCACGA